AAATGCGAGCGCAGCCACTTGCGGAACTTGTGCGTTTCCAATGGCTCTAAGCTGGTCCAGCCTACCGGGAAACCCATCAACCATTCTGTCCAACGCGGGTTCAGCCTGCCAGGCTTTTGACCTTCCATAAGCAGGCGGCAGCTTTTCCATTTTTGCATGGACGGGCTGTCTTGATTTGCCGTTGCCGTTGGCGTGGGCAAGTAGCCAGAGCCGGTTGCGTCTATGGGGAGCGCCCGAATGCCAAGCGCCCAACACGCCCCATGCGCAGTGATACCCCATGCCGGCAAGTGTGGAGATGATGGCGCCAAGCCCATTGGTACGAAGTTGCGGCGAGTTTTCAGCGAAAACAAAACGAGGTTGCACTTCTTTAACAATTCGTAACATCTCATAAACGAGGCTTGAACTTTTGCCGGTGATTCCTTCACGCTTACCTGCCGCGCTGATGTTTTGGCAGGGGAAGCCGCCCGAAACAATGTCAACTGAACCGCGCCACGGGTTGCCGTCAAAGGTGCAAACGTCGTCCCAAATCGGGAAGCGCTCAAGGTGTCCTTCGGCTTGTCGCTGCAATAATACTTTGCGAGCGTAGGGCTCAAGTTCAACAGCGCAGACGGTAGACCATCCGAGCAGCCGGGACGCCAACAAGCCTCCTCCTGCTCCTGTAAAAAGTGAAAGCTCATTCATGGTGCTCCTGTTCTTTATGAGCTAGCGCCAGCGCTTCGGCGGTGCTCGCCGGGTAGCCTAGCCGCTGCAGTTCTGCCACGCCCAAAGCTCGATGTTTTGGCGGTGCTAAGCCCAACAGCATAGCGCGCATGATCTGTCTTGCGTCCATCATATCAAAAGCCCCATTGAAAACGGTGGTTAGCTAGATCAGGTTCTAAGCTGATCGTTGCTAACTCTCCCCAGCGGTTTTTTGCAATCAACAGTTGCGCCGTCGCTTCGTCGTCGTCGTGGTCTGGTCGGTGCAACAATGCGACGCCGTCGCTGTCTTGCTCGACCTCGCCGCTGTCACGCAACGATTTAAGCGTCGGCTTGCTGCTGTCCTTAGCGCCACGGTTAAGCTGTGACGCTGCCAAGACAATGCAGTCTAAAGCTTGCGCCAGCGCTTTGCACGATCGAGACACTGCGCCAACCTCACGCGTGCGCGTGTCGTGATTGCCACCGCCTGGCGCGTCCATTGCGCTTAGGTAGTCAACGACCACGCAAGTCAACGGTTGCCTTCGGTGTAAAGCGTGAGCCTCTGCGATAATTGCGTCCATACTGCGCGTCGGTTTTAGGTGCAATCGTTGCAACGTGTCGGCGTGCTCTTGCACAGCGTGCGCAACCGCAATTAGTCCTTGCTCTTTATTGTTGCGCACTTGGTCGATAAAGTTTCGGCCTTCTAAGCAACAGAGCGCTTTTAGGCTTAGTTCCGGCTCAGTCATTTCGCAGCTAGCTACCAGCGTTTGCGCGTCAGGGTTCGCCTTGAGCAACGACAAAGCAATCTGTAGCGTCAACGTCGTTTTGCCGTGACCGGGTCGACCGCCAAAGACAAACATGCGACCGGGTGAGAGCGGCATATATTGATCGAGCGGTGTAGCCGTACGCACGCCAGGGCGAAACGTTAGCTCAAGATCATAGGTCAAGGCGTACCAGGCGTTGACGGTTTCGCTTTTCGTGTCATTGGTCAGCGCTGCTAGCGATTGCTGCAGGTTAATCAGGGCAGCCGTTGAGCCTTCGGCGTAACCTTCGGCGGCGTCTGCAGTTGCTTTTGCGTTAGCGGCGATTCTGCGGAGCCTAGAGCATTGTTTGACAGCGTGCGCACACTGTGCGGCGCTGCCGTAGTTGCGTTGAATTGTGTGATTATTAAAGCTGTCGACGTATTCCAAGCCGCCGGCTAGTTCTAGATCGCCGGCTTGTCGCAGCCAATCGACGACGACCAGGCTGGGCGCATCTTCGCCACCGCTGCGCACCTCTTGGCAGATTGCTCGCCAAATTGCTGCGTGCCGTGCGTCTGCGAAGTCGTCGCTTGTTAGTGTTTCGGTTATTGCTGGGTCGATCTTCGTAGCCAGCATCAGAGCCCCCAGCAAGCCAAGCTCAGCTTGCCGGGCGTTTGCCTCATTAGGTGTCAAGGTTAGCCTCTCATTCGTTTAACGGTTTGCACCAGCGGGTGCGTTTGACTTGCAAGCGCAACGCCTAAAGCGTCGCTTGCATGATTTTGATGTGACTTGGCAAGTTGCTGCAGCATTTCGCGTGCGTTGCCGATTTGATGTTCAAGCATGTTTTGTAGCGCACCTTTTGACGCGCTGCGGCTGCCTGCAATTTTCAATTTGACGTCTTGCGGTCGCATCTGAATGACCGGACAGCCGTAAACCTCGCTAAGCGCAGCAATCACGCCCCAGGCTTGCGCCACTGCACGATCGGCGTTTGCGTGCCTTGTCCAGCTTTGAGCCTCTGCTGCGATAAAAGCGAAACGGTGTTCTTTATGCAGTTGGTTAATTGCGTCTGCCAGATCGCAGCACCGACGCACGTTATCGTCACAGCGCGCAACCTTACGGTCTGGCTTTGTTCTAATCACTCCGCCGGCTAGGCACCGAGGCTGAGCGCTGCTGCAATCGAGCAACGCCCAGCCAAGGTTTGCAAAGCCTGGATCTAATCCAAGAATTACCATGGCGCGTCATATCCGCCTGGCACCTGCTGCGGCTGCTGTTGCTGCTGCTGCGGTGGTGCCATAGCTTCCAGCCTGCGCACGATCACGTTGACGCGTGCCTGACCTTGCCAGGTGCTTGTCTTTTGATCGGTCGTCACGCGCACGGGTTTACCGATCGAGTCGGTGAGCGCTCGGCTAATGCTCAAGAACATCTGTTCCATGCTGTCGCCTTCGGGCACATGCTGAAAGCCAAGCGATTCCCAAGCCATGCGACCAAACCAACGAAACTTGTCGATGTGCGGGTAGCTTTCCCAGATCAAGCGCCCATTATGCTGACCTTCGACAACCTTAAGCGTTATCTTAGTTCTTGCGCCTTTGTCGTTGTACTCAACAGACGCGTTATCAATGACCGCCACATATTGCCCAGGCGGTAACGGCTCGAAAGCCGTCTTCGTTTTCTGTTCCCAATCATCCCAATTAGACATTTATTTGCCTCCTTCAATCTGCGCCGCTCGGCGCTTTAGTGCAGCATAAAGCTGCGTTGCATCTTCTTGGTTTCGCATAGGGTAAATGTGCCATTGCGTGGCACGACCTGCGAACAGCTCGCTTGCCGTTCGGCATTTTGCAACCTGCTGGTGCGTTGGTCTAAAGTCGAGATAGCGTGTGCCGCTTTCCAGCTTTAGCGCTTCGCTTTCGTGGTCCTGCACCTGTCGCAGCCTAGCCACACAATCAAACTGGCTGACTAAGTCAGTGACCATCGACTTGCGAACCGCCGGGTGCCAGTTGCCGGGCAGCCCTTCAATGTCTTGCGCATCTTGCTGGGCTGTCGCTACTGCGCAAGTACCAGCACCGGCAGCATCTCGCAGCGCTCGCACAATGCGCGCTAAGCGGTGCTTTTGTTCGCCGTAAGCCTGGATCTGCACGGTGCCTGTATCGCTCGCTAGATCGCGCAGAATGCTCTCACTAGTTTCTGTTACAGTATCAAGCACAACCAGCCCTTGCGGCTGCGTGATCAGCGCTTGCAGTCGCTTGTAGACTTCGAACGCAGAGCCCTGACCGCTAGCGGCTAGTAACTCGCTCTGCCGTAAGCCGGCAGCGACAGCAGCGGGCAGCAAGCCTCGCTCGCTGTCGAGCATCGTGACGCCTTCGCCTGCTTGCTCTGCTGCTGCTGCGAGCATAGCGCAGACGGTGCTTTTGCCTATGCCTGGCTGACCGTAAATCAGCAGGGTCATTGCCTGGGTCGGCGGTTTCGTTAAATCAATTCGCTCCATTGTTGCCTCCTATGGTTAGAGCGTTAACTGGCCGCGCTCAACGAGCGCAGCGTAAAGATAAGTTTGTGGGTTCGTGCGGTATTTGTCGGCAAGTTTCATCAAGTCTTTAGATCGGCTTGTCGTCTTATACTCCACCACACCGACACGCCCGTCGTGCATACGCACCACGGCGTCAGGTATGCCGTGCAGCCATTTTTTCGTGCCAGGCAAAACCATTGCCCTGCGTTGCTCGCATTCGATCACCTCGGCAACACCGTGCATTGCCAGGGCGTGCATGGCTTGCGTGCGATCTGCTATCGCTCGCACCTGCGCAGGATCAGCAATCGCAGCTTGCACGTCAGGCGCTAGCCGCATTTCCCGCATCATTTCGGCGATCAGTATTTCTACTTCAACCTGCAGATCGGCGTTGCGTTGCACCGTAGCCACGCGCAGCGCTTCGTGCGTGATTGAGCCGAGCAGCATCGGCAAGCTTTTAATATCGGTGCGTACCTGGCGAATGCGCTTGACGTATTCTAGCCAATGCAAGCGTGGACACGTCATAAAAGCGCGCAGTTCTGACGGGCTGCAGCAGTAGCCAAAGCGATCACGTCGCAGCGTTCGCCTGCTTCGCCCGTAAGCTATTTTTATTTCGCTTGGCTGCTTGGCGCTCTCTACGTCGTGCCAGTTGTCAACATCTCGCGCCAGCGGGTCGCCTTCGCAATAACTTGACCAGCGGCACCGCTCACAAGCCCAAGCGTTGCGCGCTAGGCTTACGTCGTCGTAAGCTTTGCTAATGCCGTTTTGTGCGTGCAAAGCGTCTTGCATGGCTGCGAGCACCTGATCTTTGCCGGCGTAAATGTCGAGCCGGTAT